CTTGAAACTATCTCATATTCTAAGGGAGCTGTTTTGGTAAATTTTAAACTACTCCGCAATAACCCAAAGTCTACTGGCGCAAGTGCTTTTTGCTGCGCGTTAATCTCAACCATGCTGCGCTGCATCTCTGCATCTACCTTTTTAGTCAAGGCCGCTTCTTTGGCTTTTAACGCCTTGCGTAACTTATCACCGCCTACAAGGTTAATGTTTATCATAAAGTGTCGCTATAAGCCTGTATTTCCCAATATTCGTACCTATTATCTATATCGGTAACGCTGTGAATAAGGTATGTCTTATCGTTAAAGATAATACGCCAATCTTGCGCCAATGGTATGTCCTGAACCCGAATAATAAACTTAATAGGCATATCAAACTTAACGGCTGATTGCTCTAAAGTTCTTGCACCTCTATTCGGCATAGCCTCACACCATACGCTGTAATCATTGCCCCATGTAGTTGTACGGCCACCCCTACCATCGCTTGTGTACGTTGGTTGTTGTAGGGTTAATCTATCCTTAAGATTACCAGCATTAATATTGTTCTGTCTGTGGTATCGTTTCATTATATAGTACGCTTGTATTTCTGACAAAGTGCAATTACTCCAGGTGCGTATGCGTTACTTGGCTGGTCTCCGCGATTTTCCCACCAAAAGCAAACCTGCATCAAGATAGCTTGTTTTAACTCGTCTGGCACTTCGCCATCCGCATATCCTGCGGTATAAGTAACCTTACTATAACTAAACGGTTCTGGAATATACTTGAAATATAATCCGCGTGTAGTTATTGCTTGTGTTACGTTCTTTGTATCTACGAATGTAGGCGTTGAAGTAACTGGCCCAAATGGAAGTTCAATATTTCCTTGTGGGTTGCTAAGGATGGCAACGATATTGCGAGGAATCAAAGATAATCCTGTATAATCTTCTATTTTTTTACGGGCTGCTCTTATCCATAGTGCAAATAAGGTATCTTGCGCTGCTGTTGTGTTTTCAGCGCGGCAAAATGCCTTTGCTTCGGTAACGGTTACAGGGCCATTAACGTATGCAACTTCAACGTTAGTGCTATCTAAAATAAGGTTATACATATTTTAAAGATGTTTTATTTTTTCTGTTCCCATTAAGCATAGAGCATAATGTGTTGTGTTTAATATTTAATGTAAATGCCGCTTCTTTTGCACAATTATAATACACCCCAGTTGCAAAATCTAACACTATTTTAGAATTCATATTGCCGCCCATTTTTACACTTTCTTTTCTTTCTTTAGAAAAAGGCTTATGTATCATTAAGCCTTTTGAAATTGCATGTATAGTGTTTTCTCTATATGTTGCCCATTCAAGATTTTCAACATTGTTATTTAATTTATTGCCGTCTATATGATTAACGCATGGCTTATTTTCCAAGTTAGGTATAAACGCTTGTGCAACCAATCTGTGAACTTTAACAATCCTTTGTTTAATTTTTCCAGCGACACAAAAACAAACTGCATTATACCCCATATAAGAAATTTGAATTAAAACTATTCCTTTAATTAGCCTTGTAGTTCCACCCTTGCTATTGTTCACTACTCTATCTTTACTGCGAACATTCCCCAAGTTGCTAACTTGATAGTATTCTTCGTACCCTATACAGTCTTTCCAAATCTCTTGTTCAATCATTATATTGGTTTATGTTTATCTACAAATTTCTTTACCCATTCAGCAAACCGTTCTAGCTTAGTCGGGTCTGATAGTTCCTTTGCGCGTTTCCTTGCTTTGTCGGAAGCCTCTGAATATTCTTTCTTTCCTTGTAATCTTTCAATCTCCAAAATCCATTGGTTTATATCGTTTCTTTCTACAAAGATACCATTATTCCCTAAGTTCTCTTTTAACCCAAATGTAGGGGCTGCGATGACTGGAATACCGCTACACATTGCCTCGGTGGCTACCATTCCCCAGCTCTCATAATCGGATGGCATAAGTAGTATTCTGGTCTGTTTATACACCTCTCTTATATCGGTTGTGTTCTCCATTACAGTAACATTAGGCAATGCACCTAAGCCATATCTTACTGCGTAATTATCCATATTAATAACCGGCTGCGTATCATCGGTGCTAATGTATTGAGTGCCGTAACTACCTAACACTTGCAGGAACTTATGGTTAGGCATCCGCTTCGCTATTTCATGGAATATCTTACCGCCTTTGTTTTCGTTGCAGTTGATAAGGGTAATATATTCGCCACGTTCACCGTTATAATAATCGTAATCAATAGGAGGTGTTAATACAAAGCCATCGTTTGCCCATTGCTTCATGTCCTTTGCAGTTTGCGAATTGTAAACAACACCGATTTGTTGGTTCTCGTCAATCGTAGGATAAGCAAACGTATTGTGCATTATCCAAATTAACGGCTTATTGCCTCGTAATATTAACGCCTCTTTAACAACATCTAATTGGCAAATGACAAGTTCTGCTGAACGGATAAGGCTTGTGCATCTTGGTAATACTTTAACTCCGTCAAATTCGTATTCTGTTGCAGCGTTCTTACAGATTACCGTGCAATCGTTCTCCTTGCTTAGATACTTGACAATAGTATGCAGCATTGCTGTATCGCCCTTGTTGTGGGTAGGTCGGTAATGTGGGCAGTAGAATACTATTTGCATCAATGCAAGATAACAAAAACCCCCTGCAAAAGCAAGGGGAAACAAAAAAACATGAGAACTGCCGCAACGAATATACAACAAAAAACCCGTATAGAAATACGGGTTGCTTAAAAACCAGTTGTACATGAATCGGATGCAATATAGTTATAAATACCGAAAGTTTGTTTTATTTTTACAATATCCGCTTAATTGATGCTGTAAAGTGCCGCATGGCATACCTATACTTTCAGCAGCGTATTTCATACATTCAAATATTTCACCCGTTACCGTATTGATTACTTTACGAGCCGACCTGTTGCCACCGCCCATTTTTGCCTTACTAATCTTTGCTTTAGTTTCTTCTGTATGCAATCTGCCTTTAGATGCTGCTGCGTATCTTGCTCTAACTTCTGGATTTTGCAATGCTCTGCTTATTGCTTCACCTCGTTTACGTTTAACTTCTTCGCTTTGCTTAGTGCCTAACTTTTTAATACGCATTTTAAGCCTCGCTTTATCATCCATAATAAGACCAGCAGAGCCTTCGCCTCCATCAGTAATATTTGTTATATTTTCTTTCCCTAATGCATCACGCCAAAATGATATGAGATATTGTTCAATTTTACAGGCCTCTTCCCAACAAATATCTTTATGAGTAATTTCTATATCATATCCGTATTTGTTTACAACTCTATGCCAATGCGGGTTTCTTTGTTTTCCGTTTCTGACATAAGCCCTTTTTTCATTTAATCCGATTCCAATGTAAAATACATTTCCGTTGTCTTTTCTTTTGTGTTGATATACTATTGCCATAAAGCAAATGTAATAAAAAACCCCTTACAAAGTGCAAGGGGTTCTGTTTGAAACTCATTTAACTTATTGTTATAGAGTGCAGAATGAAGCAGATTGATTAAGCATCAATGAAATTTCGGTTTGGCATTCTATACGAGCAGTAACTTGGTTTTTCTCAAAGTTAGTGCCGTTTTCGTAGCTTAACTCAATAGCCAACCCACGAACTTGTACTCTTTCAATGAAGTCGTTATCTAGTAACAACGCCTTACCTGGAGTAGCCCAAGATGCACCGATTACAGGTACGCCCATGATTTGAATACCTTGACCAGGAAGTTGAACTAAACCAGCGCCAGGATAGTAACCATTGGTGTAAGTAGATTTGATAAGGTCTCCCATATCAGCGTGTGAAACAACAATAGAAGAAACGTTGTAGTTCAAGTCCATTTGTGCGGTAATGAAATCTACAATCTTCTTAACCTTATCAGTTTCAGCTGAAGTATCAGGGGTAGCTGCACCAGTTACAGAAGCATAGAACAAAGCGTTTTCCTTCTTATAGTAGTCTCTCATTAACATTCTTGGTAGTGTAGTCTGCAACCAAGGCAATGATGTTGCCATTTGCTTGGTGAAGTTCACAAAACCAGCGATGTACTGCTGAACAACTTTAGTTTCGCTTAGTGCGTAAGTGTTCTCACCTTTTGTAGAACCTTCTGACTGAACAGCGATGTTGTTAGGTGTTGCAGTTTCCTTGTAGAATACATACAGACCAGTTTCGGTGTTCAAGGTAGGAACAAGGTCACGGAAGTTTACACGCTGACTTGGTAAGATAGCTTGACGAGGGCCGTAAGATGCTACAGGATCTCCGCTAAGGTTGTTAGACAATCCCATTGCTTTGGCTTCGTTAGCATCAAAAATGCGCTTAACTTCAGGTAGTTCAAAACGGATTGATTTCTTAGAACGTAGTTCTCTTACTAATTCACCGTCTACACCTTCGCGGTCAAACTTGTAGTTGCTAAGGATTTCGTTGATACCTTCGTTCAAAGACTTTTCCTGTACAGCTACGTTTGGCTTACCTTTAGTTACAAACTCATCGTATTGAGCCTGTAAAGCTGCTTTAGCTTCTGCTATTTCAGTTGCAGAACCTTGTTTAATCGTTTCAGCTAATTCAGCCATCTTGGCTTCCATTGCTGCGGTTGTTTCTTTGCTTTTGGCTTCTGCCTTGTTGATGACATCTGCCACCATAGTGGTAAGATTCTTAATCTCCACTTGTAATTCATTATTTTCCATTTTGTAGGAGTTTTTTAATAGTTAAAGTTGCTTGTTTGATTGCATCTACTTCTGCACTTGTATTTGCTAACGGCTCTACTGCAACGGGTGCGGGTGGAGTGCTTAACGCTAATATTTGCGCTTGTATCTGCTTTATCTCAATCTCCATTAAGGAGAAAGTTTCGTCTGTAAATAACCCATTCTTAAACGCTGCTTGTAGCTTATCTAAACGTTTAACCAATGTTTCAGGGTCGTTCTTGTGTTCTGCTTTCATTCCTAACGTTGGCGTTTCTGGGTTCGCTCCCCAAAGAACCGCCGAACCTTCGTATAGCATAACTTCGCTAATAGTACGGATGCCAGTATTATCATCAACAGTTGATTTAATTGTACGGAATCCTACACTATGTTCGTTTATTACACCTTCGTTGTATAGCTTGATAATATCTTCGCCTATTTCAGTATCTACAATCTTTGTAACCGCAATCAACATATCTCCTTCAACGTACAACTCCATTGGTTTACCCAATGCGTTCTTCAATGATGCTTTGTGGTCAATTAAAGACCATATTTGATTCTTACCTTTAGGCCCACGTTCTGCAATAGTTTTGTTAAAGCATCCCGCAGCCATAATATCGTTATCTAAATCAACATTGCCCAATCTTGACCATACGGCTTTGACGGTTCGCTTTTCGGTGTCTACATCCATCACCGAATCCATCATATCTATTGACTTGTAGCTTATCATTGTATTACAAAATTAATCATTTAAAAATTGTCGTTTTCAATGCTTTCAATCAGTTCCTGAACTAATAAATTACCTAAACTAAACGATGCCGCTAAAGTGGCTATTCTTAAGAACTGATTACCCGCTATTGGTGCTACTCTGCTCATAGGAACAGGTTGTCCTACTGCGTCTAATATCGGTACAAACGCAACGGTACAACGGCAATTACATACGTTACCTGCAGAACCTACTGGGTCGCCTGGGTATTGCATTGCATCTATTGATTTGGTACTCGGTACAATAAACGCATCGTTATAACCTACTTCGCGCCCGTTCATGTGCAAGTGGTCGTATTGGTCTCTTGGAATACGTCTTGTTCTGTTATCATTGGCACTTATCCAACGTTTATTAACAGCAATGTCTAATTCGGCTGCGCTAAGCATCGCCCCTGCATTAGCGGCTTTCATTGTTTCGGTGCGTACAATCAATTCTGCCCTTGCTCTTGTTATATCTGTTTTCTTTAACGCCGCAACTGTTTTCTTTACGCCCCATCCTTCTTTGTTCGCTTGTTCTAATACTTGTGCAATCTGCTTCTGTGTGGTATTTGTTATTGGGGTAACGGCTTGGCTTAGGAGATTTTGTCGGTAATATTCATTCACCATCCATTGCAGTTTTTCTGTAGGCGAATCAAACCCCTTACGCATTGAACGCTTAATCTGTTGCCTAACATACAAAGCGTTTTGCACCCCTGCATCTTCGTACAGTTTGCGGAGCGCTTTAATGAGTGGCTTTTTCGGTAATTCAGTTACAGTAATACCCACAGCGTAATTATCGGCGAAATAGTTTATTTGGTCTCTAATAGCCTTATAAACCGCCTCACGATACTTATTTTGTACCGATGTTATTAAGTTAAGAAACCGCTTCTGTTGGTTGGTCATAGTCATTCAGTCCGTTGGGAATGTTAATCGGTGCGGGTGCTATTACTTCATCTAATGTGGTTGAGCCACTACCGATAATGATAGAGTCTAATTGCTCGGTGCTATATCCTTCAGTTGATTCACCCAATATCTCTAACTTGCGGCCCGTCTTAATCGGTGCATCTTTTAGCCATGCAACTTGCTGCCCTTTATCTTCCTGCAATTCGCTGTACACGCTCATATCAAAATCAATAATAGTCTTTTGACCGCCCCAATCTTTCATAAACTTACGGTTGAATTGATCCCGTATTGATGCTAACATAGGCAAAGCGCAACGAACCGTTAATGCTTTTTCACCCTCTTTAGTATTGCTATATGTTTTATTATCAGGGTCATTTAGTAGCTGCGATGGCACACCGTAAATGTTACACAATGCCCTCAAGTCCATGTTTTCTGCATTAAGTAAATCAAGGTCTACAGGAGAAAGTCCTAACGGAACATAGTCTACTTTGTAGCCGCTTGTTTCAACTTGGTTCACATTTGCAGCACCCTGGTTACGAGCTAATGACTTTTTAATATCAACCGCTTCTTGAACCGATTGCAACGGGTCGTAACGGTCATCTGCAACGAATAAAATGCCTTTTGGCCCTCCGTTTTGGTAGTTCGCAACCGCCGCCGTCTTACCTTCGTTTGACCTTGTTAGTACCTTTGCAGCCGCTTGTAACGGTGAAAGGCCGTACAACTGATTGCCAACTATAGACCAATTCGGGTTAAAATACTTATCGTGTAGGATTTCAGGTGAGGTAAACGTCTTCAAATACTGCAAGTACAACTGATAGCCAACTGGTAGTATAGGGAACGTGTTTAAGTCGGCAATAACACTCATATACTGCGATGGCATCGCCCATATTTCCAACGGTGCGCCCTTATTAATACCCATCGGTATTTGTTTCCCATAAATGTATGTATTCCCTGTTATTAGCTTAAACGCTGCGTATGCTTCAACTATATCGCCCCATGAATCAACTGGGTTAGGATATTTAAGCAATTCTGATAAACGACCACCTACTTTAACGGGCTCTAATGCCTTTGTGCGGATGTCTAATATCTGCTTTTGGGTAAAGCTATGGTCTTTTAATTTGATTATAGCATTATAACGCTTGTACTCCGTTTCATCTACAATCTTATATTCCCCCCAAGGTGCTACCTTAACCTTATCTGTAATTAAGCGAATGATTGAGTAAACAATATCGTTGCCTGAATAACCTTTGCTAACTTGTTCTTGCGCATTGCCGCCTTGCCATGTAACCGTTCCGCCGTTTATGGCTTGAACGCTTGGTAGCTGTGTTGCTAATCCTGATGGTTTTGTGGCTGTATTGGTAGGTAAAGGGACTTTCTCAATTCGCTTTATGTCATATCCAAATAACTTCATTATGGGGAAATTTAAGACAAAGTTAAGCAATTAAAATAGCCTTATCCGTTGCCTATGGGTTAAAGGTCAATTCTTCGCCATTTACCCATACGTGTTTGGTATTGTGGTTTTGATCTCTCTCAATAGTAACAACATCCCCTACTACTACCATGTTGGAATAATCAAAGAAAAATATTAAATCATTTTCATAGCACATTGTAGCACCCATCGCATTGTTGTATTGTGTTTTAGTGCAAGTGTAAGTTTGTTTTTTCATATTTTTTGTTTTATTTATCGTGCCATTATTACGTTTTCCATACATTCGTAAATCTTCTTTGTAAGCCCTTCCTTGCCGCAATAGTCTATAATTGCGTTTCGTACATCTCTTACGCTGTTATGCTCTACACATACCATTTGCGTATGCTTTAAGTCTATCTGTCTAAGTACATCTAAGTCCAACCCTTCGCAGTCAATCGTAATAAAGTCGTAAGTATCTACAATATCAGCGTATGTAACCGCCTTAACCTTTATCTTCTTAAACTCTGTGGTTGCTGCCCATTTCGGCAATTCTGTTGCTACTGCGGTGCTAAGTAGCGAAGTATCACCTTTTCCTAAGTGGCTTTCCATGTCGTAGAACTCTATTCTGCCTTTCTCATTCGCAATAGCCACGTTCAAACATTCCACTAAATCGTTATCCTTGTACAAACTGTTTAGCTTCTTAAACGCTGTGGGTGATGGCTCAACTAGCAACCCTGACCAATCTTTGTATTCAATCAATGCACGGCTGTTACTGAATGTAACTCCATCGTTTTCGCCAATGGATAGTAAATGACCTGGCGCATGGTTAGCGAAGTAGTTTAAAATGTACGTTTGTTCATCGTTCTGCGAGTATTTGGTCATGGTTTCACAGTTTGGTATAAATAGAAGTATAATGGTTTGTTTATACGAACTTCGGTAGTAAGTAGCTTACGTTTATGCAGTTCCGTTGCCCATGCGTAATCCTCGCCCATCGTAACGTTAAGGAACGGCACTTGTAATGCTATTGAACGCTTAATCGGTGTTATGTGGTTCGGGTAACGTAAGTATATTTCATTGCCGTTCTCTGTAACGGCTGTGTATGGGTAATTTATGGATAACCTAAACTCCTTACGATTAGTACCATCTGTTTCCATCCATCCCTTAAAAGTAATACAATCAGGATTAGACTTAGCGGCGTTTAGTATATCGGCAATGTAGGTACTAGCTACCATATCATCGTCATCTACAAACACAATGTATTCTCCTTTTGCTTGTTGTATCAGGTCGTTTCGCTTCCTACCTGTTGTAATCCTACCTTCATCGCTGTATGTTAGTATCTCAACCTCATCCGTACATTGCGGATTCAATACGTTCAGTAACCGTCTAAGCAGTCCTGAACGCTTTGGCATTGTGGGTATTAGGATGGATAATACAATCATGCGTTAGGGCATTGGTATCTAATGTAAAAAACAATCCACTCGGAACCACGATTTCTTACATCCAAATTAAGTATAAAACAACCTTTACTTAATAGTTCTTTTTCTATTTCACTTCTGTTTTCCTTTTCAGATAATTCGTTATTTCTGTACCAAAATTCAATTTTTGTTCTCATACATCATGTTTTTACGAATATATTGAACTTATCGGGAATCCCAAACTTTTTCTTTTGCGGTAGGTGCGCTCATCCTGACGGTAAAACTTCTGCGTATGTACTAGCTGTGCATCAGGTTTCTCCCCAGTCCAAGCGGGATGCTCATGGGTGAATATTCTCTCATTAACATACTTGTAACAACCTAATTCTTGTGCCACTTCCATAGCCTCGTTATCGCACCAAAGAGAAACGTAATCGGGATGATAAATGTAGCCGAACCGATTGTAGTAATCTGTTCCCATTATAGACATGGTTGCCAATCTCTCATTCACATATCCATCGGGTAAATGCAGGAAAGTATCTCTGCCGCAATGCGCTGCTATTACCTTGTCAAAGCCTTTGCGGGTGAATACTTGGTCATCGGAAAGATTAACCAATATATCCCAACCTTGTTTAGGTACATCTCGGTTTATAGCGTCTATCTTGTTTTTGCTTGTGCCAACGTGGATGCTTACACGCTTATCCCATTGCATCTGATTAAATTCATCGCTATTAAGTGTTACCGCATCATCAGCGTCAACCGATAGTATCATCACCCATTGCAATTCAGCGTTATCAACTACTGACTTGTAAGCATTGTACATCTTAGCGGGTCGGCTGCGGCTGGTTAGTTTGTAAAGTATTACCATGTATCTCTCGGTTTAAACACGAATTTAGCTTTATTTAATTCATTATGTATAATCGCTGTTAAGCAGTCCACTTCGTCATCATGCAGCCCATTCGGGAACGATGCACATTGATTCAAAAACGCTTCATTCCAAATGCCTTGTACTAGAAATACCCTCCCCGCTTCAATCTTCGGACTGACTGCATTAACCCTTGTTACCTTGTCGTCCTTTGGGGCTTCGTCTTCAATGATATTTAAACCAGTTGTTTG